TGGACCAAAAGTTACATAGGTATTATGTAGACTTATTAATTGAAATGGATAATAAAAAAGTTTATCTAGTTGAGATTAAACCTAAGAAAGAAACAGTACCTCCAAAGAAAAAATCCCGTAGGTCTAAACGATATATTAGTGAGTCATTAACATTCGTTAAAAATCAAGATAAGTGGAAAGCTGCTTCAGAATTTGCTGAACATAATGGTTGGCAATTTCAAGTATGGACAGAAGAAACTTTAAAGAATCTGGGCATCAAAGTACTCGCTAAGTAGTATAAATATACTATATGGCAAGTTTATTCGACACATTACAGGCAAACGCATTTAGAGCGGGCGTACAAGCACGCACGAAGGAATCACAAAAGTGGTTCCAGGATAAGTTACAGGATATGACTATGCCTAGTAGACAAAAGCTTTTAAAAGACCCAGCCCTAGAAAGAACAGAAAGAGATTTAATTGGTAGTATGTATATGTATTTTTATGACCCTAAACATAAAAAGACTTTACCATATTATGATAGATTTCCTTTGACCATTATGGTACAAGAAGCAAAGGATGGATTTCATGGATTAAATTTACATTATTTAAATTATAATGTGAGGGCAGCTTTTTTAGATGAGCTTATGGGATTAGCTCCAAGCAAACTTAAGAATGAAACACGTATAAGAAAGTTAAGATACGAGCTTTTACAAAAATCAAGAAAATACAAAGAGTTTAAGCCATGCTTTAAACATTATTTAACTAAACACATTAAAACACAATTAACTAGAGTTCCTATGACTGAGTGGGAAATAGCAATATTCTTACCAGTAGAGCAATTTAGAAAAGCTTCTAGAGAAAAAGTGTGGAAAGATAGTAATATAATAGCGAGAAAATAATGAATCCGGATAGATTACTAACAACTATAAACAAAAAGGGTGGAATATCAGAATCACATAGATTCAATGTTATGTTTAAACCACCAGACACTTCGTTACTTAATATTGATTTAGAGCAAATTATAACAAGTGCAGTAAGTGGTTCATTTGAACCTAAAAGTTTAATTAACGATCCAAGGGATATATCGTTATTATGTCGATCAGTAAACATGCCTGGTAGACAAATACAAACAATAGAATTTCAAGCAAATAAAAAAGTAATTAAAGTTCCTTCAGGAATTATTAATGATGAAGTAAATATGTCATTCCTTTTAACGAATGATTATCATGTGAAAAAAATGTTTGAAAATTGGATGCATAATATTTTTAATGTAGAAGATTATTATGTAAACTATATAGAAGATTTTTCAGTAGATGTAATTATACAGCAACTGGATAAAAACGACATTCCGGTGTACGGGGTGAAATTGATGAAAGCTTTTCCAATAACCATGGAAAGTATCGCATTATCTAACGATAATGAGGGACAAATAAATGTGTTAAATGTTGGTTGGGCATATGAAAATTATGAGTCACAAGGCTCATTAGAGACTACAGTAACTGGTTTAAGTAATCAGCTGTCGTCTATATTTGGATAATATAATAGGAGAAAATTATGGCATTGCCGGTAATTAATACAGCTAAGTATGAAGTAGTAATACCTTCATCTGGCGAAAAAGTTACTTATAGACCTTATCTTGTAAAAGAAGAAAAGATACTAATGGTAGCAATGGAATCAAACGATAGTAAACAAATCGTAAGGTCCATAAAAGATGTTCTTAAAAATTGTATTGAGAATATCAACGTTGATGATTTAACTTTATTTGATTTAGAATATTTATTTATGATCTTAAGAGGTAAATCAGTAGGCGAAAATATTGAAATAAATGCGAAATGTGAGAAGTGTAATGAGTTAACACCTTATAGTTTATCTTTGGATAGTATTAATCCTCCAAAGATAAGAGAGGAAGAAAATCATACAGTTATGTTAACAGATGAAGTAGGTGTAAAATTAAAATACCCTTCAGTTGATGACATGGCTGAAATTGGTGGAATTACAAATGATTTAAATCCGGAGTCTACATTTAATATAGTCTCTATGATTATTGAATCAGTATTCACAAACGATGATGTATTTTCTATGTCAGAACAATCTGATGAAGAAAGAAAAAGATTTATAGATGGATTAAGTACATCACAATTTAGTACATTATTAGAATTTTTTGAAGACTTACCTTCAATGACTGCTAAATTAAAGTTTGATTGTATACATTGTAAACACCATAATGATGTTGAGTTAAAAGGACTACAAAGTTTTTTTATCTAGGCCTCTCTCACGATAATCTTGTAAACCATTACAAAATAAATTTCGCGATGATGCAGCATCATGGATATAGTCTAACAGAATTAGACAATATGTTGCCGTATGAGAGAGAAATTTATTTAGCATTATTGGAAGACCATCTTGCTAAAGAAAAAGAAGAAATGGAAAAACAACAAAGGAGAAGATAATGGCTGAGACAGATAATAGTAGAAACGAAGTCGAAATAGATTTAGATAAGTATATGGCTATGATCGAAAAGCTTGATGAACAAGAAGATAAGATCAAAGAAATGCAAGAGGAAGCTAAAAGAGCAAGAGATCAATTAGCTCCACCTAAACATAAGTTTATGGACTTATTCTTAGATGATAATATACTTAATGAAAAATCAATTATTGGTTTTATATCATTTACACTAATGGTTATATTCGGTGTATGTGATTTAGTAACAGCATTCTTAGGACAAGATTTAGTAATTTCTGATACCATATACACATCATTTGTAGTAGTTACACTTGGTTCATTTGGAATATCAGAAGCAGGAAAAGCATTCGGCGGGAAATAATTAAATGGCAAAGGAAGCTACATTTTCAGATTTATTAAATTCTTTTGAAAAACAAAATCAAATTTTAGAAACAGACGTAACACGTAGAGAAAACGAAAAAAAGCTAAAGGAATTTGAAAAGAAAAAAGAACTTAAACTAAACGAATCACAATTAGATGTTTTAAAACAAGTTAAAGCAAGTCTTAAAGAAGATACTTTACAAACTGAAGAAGAACGTAGAGAAGCTAATAAAAGAGCTGAAGCTTTAATTAAAGTATTAGATAGCATCGATAAAAACACTACAGATTTAAAAGGTTTAGGTGGCGGCGGCGGTGGTGCTGGCGGTATTGCTAAATTTTTTGGATTATTAGCTGCACCATTTGGATTTGCTGGAGGTGCGGCAATAGGACTTAGTGAAAGAATAGGTGAACTTGTTTCATTTGCACTTGACGCTGATGATCGAAAAGGTGTAGGTGTCAAAAAGTCTCGAGAAATAGTTAAAAAATCAGGAGAAAGACTTGCAACAAGATTTGCAAAGGCTTTTTCAGATGGTGTAGATTCAGTTGAGAAAAAAATAGATAAAGGTGCTGGAAAAGTAACTCGTGGGTTTGGTACACTTTTAAGAGGTATAGGTTCATTTGGTCTTATTGCAGATACTGTAAGTGATGCTAATAGATATGGTCTTAAAAGAATGTTTGATATTCGAAATAGAGTATCAGCTGGTGGACAAAGTTATATAGACGGTAGTAAATTACCTAGACCAGAATTTGGTAGAGTAATATCAGATGCTAATATGCCAAGAGGACCAAGAATGGTCACACTTAGTGGAATGGATGAAGCAATCGAATCACTTGGTAAATTTGGTTTAAAATCTTTTAATGACGTTACAGATAATAAAGTCTTAAGAGATCAAATGAGAAGAATTAATTCTATAGCTGATGAATATAAAATGGCTCAAGTTCAAGATGACTTTACTAAATCTCAAGAACTATATGAAAAATATATGAAAGAAATGGATGAATTGAAAAAGAATAATTCTAATATGAAAAGAATTACCGCTAGGTATAAAACATCAGGACCATTTACTGGTATTATAAACTTTATATTAAGATCTACATCTGGTGCAATGATATTTTTTGATAAATCCGCTAAATTTATTGGTAGTATTTTTGAAGAGGAATTTAAAGCCTTAACAGATTTTGGTAAAGATAAAAAAGATAAACTTGATGATAAGGCTAAGGGTGTTGGAGATAAAGCTTCGAAAATTTTTAAGACAATACTTAATGGTATTAAGGGAGTGTTTGTTGCATCAGTAAAATTCGGTAAATCAGTAGGTAGAGCAATACCATTTCTCGGTGCTATAATAGCATTCTTTGATACAATAACTACTTCCATTAAAAGAGGAATGCAATCTGAAGGTAATATAGTTCAAAGACTTTTAAGTGGTATTATGGGTGCTATAGAAGGACTAGCTAAATCAGTTATTGGAGGCCTTGGTGATTTAGGTATACTTATTCTTTCAATGTTTGTTGGTTTATTTAGTAAAGATGCTGCAACTTGGTTAAAAGAAAATGTAAGAATAACCGCAGCTATCGAATCAATA